GAAGTTGAAAAAGGCTGCAGAAGATGCTTTGAGATATTTGACGGAACACAAGGATATCCATCAATGAAATATTATGCTGGAGGGGTTAAGGTGAACGAATCAGGAAAGTTACCAGATTATCAGTTTAAAAAATCAACTTGTGAGCGATACGATATAAGATTTAATCGCGGTGAATGGGCAATATTCACGATTGATGAAAACGGCGGATTATTTAACTGTCATAGTAGCTACGGTGATTATGCTTATAGTTGGCCTAATCATGGCAGAAAAACATTCAAGCACTTTCTAATTGAACTTGAGCGGGATTATTGGTACTTGCTTAATAAGGTATCGGATAAAACTTATTTTAATTTTGACAAAACAGTGGCCAAATGGAAAAAGGAAATCATCGAGTGGCGTAAAGAATGCGAAATCACGAAACAACAAGCAAGAGATGCGTTTGACGTTATTAATGATTTAGACGAAGGAATGTCTGCTGATTATACTTATACCAAATTTATAGAAAGTGATGGAATTAGCGACCTTTGCCCGGATGCCTGGGAAGTATTTGATTGTGTAAAGGAATATCCCGGTGAGGCAATGACTTTTGCAAAAACAATTATGCCAATGTTTGCAGATATTTTGAAAAAAGAGATAGTGGCAGGTGAGCAATCATGACCGTAGATGTTGAATTATACGAGTTTCTAAAATCTCACGAATGCCATTTTTACCGTGATCATGGAGAAGTCAAAGCGTTTGTTATTGTTGATTTCGATGATTTAACAGACTTTGTTAAAGTAGTTGGTACAAGCCATTTTGATGAGAGCGGTTTTGAAGTAACCATGAGGGATACATACATTTGCATTGATATCGACGATATTATTGACGGCAACGGTGAAGATTTAACAGCTTATAAAAATTGCTTTGATGTTGATGAATACGAAGAATATTTGGGGAAGGAGTGTGAGCAATCATGAAGTCTTGGAATTGTATAGCATGTGGAAAAGAAATAGAAGTTGAAGATGATTATGAGCCGCAGTATTGTTGTGATGGTCGTGATTGTACATGTATGGGGCAGCCTGTGAATCCTGCGTTTTGTGATGAGTGCGAAACTAAAATATTTAGGCAACAAGCACTACAGCAGGAACCGGAGGAGAAAGGCAAATGATCACTAAGGAGCGGTTAGCGGAGATTGAGGCGAGGCAGTAATGACGATGAATATTCTTACATTAGACCAACTGCGCGATCTTTGCCGCAAGTGGCAAGAAAGATTAAGACTTCAACATTGGGATGTTGTGTTAAGTATCGTTAGGCAATCGGATGCAGATATGTCTGGTAATCTAGGCTCTTGCAGATGTACGCTATCAACTGCGCTATCCATTATTAAATTGCTTGATCCAGTTGATTATGTTAATGATTATTATCCTTACGATATGGAAATGGTTTTAGTGCATGAATTACTTCATTTGCATTTTTGTCCGTTTGATGATTGTTTGGATAGTAATGATTTGAAGGACATTATGCTTGAAAGGGCGATAGAACATATTGCGAGGGCTTTGGTTGAGACAAAAAGAAAAGGTGGCTAATTATTTATGTAGAGGAGGAATAGTGATGAGCGTACTTGACCGGATACGGACTGGTGAACTGCAAGTCGTAAAAGTTGTGAAATTGCTCCCTATTAGTGATGGATATTTCAAGGGGAGTTGTATTAACACAGCGTGCTCAGATGATCAAGCAACAAAAGAACTTCTTGCTTTAGCAGAAAGCGGCGAACTGATGCGGTGGATACCGGTGGGGGATCCGCCTAAAAAATGTGGATGGTTTTTAGCGGCAATTAATCCTGCCAATTTTAACGATTTAACGCAGGAACAAATTAATAGTTGGCGTGAGGAATTTGGATGTACAAAAACTTGGTTTAACCCAGATTCAATTGACAAGTGGTATGAGCCTAATGCACACGGCAGAGGTTGTAGGCCAATAAAAAATATAATAACTCATTGGTCTTTGTTGCCGAATGTCCCACTACCAGAACCGCCAAAGGAAGGTGCTGACGGTGAGTAAAAAAGCAATTGAGAAGAAATATGGAGTTTGGCTTGAAAGAGATAAAGGATATGACGGTGGGGCTTGGTATTGGCTATGTTTTGACAACAAAGAAAACATGAAATGGTTGTTCAATGGTTATACGTTAGTAGAAATAGAAGAGAAACTTCGTAATATGAATACTGATGATATCAAGGAAGGTGCTGACGGTGAGTGAGTGCATAGAAGATATTGAGGTAGAACGCGAAATTTTAAAAGATGAAAACGCCAAACTTCGCAAACAGATTGAGGCTATGAAGAACTGTTTAAATTGCGAGTATGGTGTTTGTGATGGTTTTCATGAAGATTGTTGTGGCTGTAATGTTATCCATAAAAGATATGCTAATTGGCAAATGAAAGGGGCTGAATAGCAAGTGAAAATATATGCCGTTTTAAAAGGCGATAAAGTTGTATTTATCTATCCCCATAGATATAAAGTGGCTAGTTTTATAGTACCTAATGCAAATTTGCTTAATGATGACGATCCATTAGCAAATAAACAATGGGCTAATCTTACGAAGGAAATAGATAAATTAAACGTTAATCAGACGTTTTATTATGGCGAACATACGATAATTCTTGAAGAAATTCCAGATGATGAATATATAAAATTGATTACCCAAGATGTGAAAGAAAATGGATAAAGTGAGCGTAATAGAGGACGAATTAAATACAATTTTATATGCTATTGCACAGGCATGTTTAAATAATCATCTTGGCTTATTCATAGAAGAACGATGCCTATTAACAGCCGATGGTTTAAAATCAAAAAGATTTATTGTTATCAAAGATGAATTAAGCGGCAAAGAGCATGCTGTGTGCAAGAAAGGGGCTTAGTGATAAATGACAGCAAAAGAATTTTCTATAATAAAAAGCTATGAAGATAATATTTTTCCTAAACCAACAGATGCCCAAGAGGGCCTAAATATATTAGCTAAGCATTTATTAGGCGAAGGCTGGATTACTGACCCGTTGCCAAATTGTCAAGCTAATACAATTGCCATATATCAGATATTGTCTAAATATCAAAATAAAAGCTTATGGGCAAGAATTAAACAGATATTTTGGAAAGGGGCTGAATAGGGTGAATTCAATACTTGCAGGAATGATACTTCGAAAATGTCTAGAATGCAAAACAGCACATGATACAGAAGTATCGGTCCTTCGCGCCAAGTTGGAAGCGGCAGAAAAAGAAAATACTGAATTACAACAGGTCATTGATAGCCAGAAAGAGACTAATTTGGTACTGGTTAAAAAGCTGGAAGTGGCGGAGTACGAGCGCGATGAAGCGAATAGAATTGTTAAAGTTGCTTGTGATGATGTATTACGCCTATATAGAGAGCGTGACGAAGCGCGGCGACAGTTTATGGAGTTTTCTAAATCACCCATTTACAGTGGCATAATTGCAGAAAATAAGCAATTAAAAACGCAGGTTGAAGAATTACAAGCACAGGTTGCTGATCTTAAACAAACTAATAGTCAACTTGCTGATGCTGCAGTTGAAAGGCCCCCATATAAACATGATTTATTAGAGCAGGTTGCTGTGATGCGTGGGGCGTTAGAAAAGTACAATGATCTAATGTGCATGTCTGAAATGGCGGCTCAGTATGGCGGAAAACTTGAAGATAAATTGAAATTTGCCAGCAGAAGAGATGCTATTGCGGCAGAAATGGTAAAAGCATTGGACACCACGCCAGCAGAAGCAGTAGAACGGGTGCAGGGGCTGGTGGAAGCGTTGAAGCCATTTGCCGAATACCAGCTAATTCAAAAATTTTGTGACGATTACACGGTTTTAGTTAATCCTTGGGGAAAAGAACAAAAGAAAATATGGCGCAGTGATTTTGACAGGGCGAAAGAAGCCCTTACAAAGTATCGGGGTGAAAAATAAATGAAAGTTGAAGAGGCAATAAAACTGTTACGTGGAAATAGTGCATCATGTCAAATTTGGTCAAGGAAAAACGAAATAGCTGATTTAATCGAACAGCAACAAAAAGTGGTTGAGGTTGTGAAAGAAGTATTAATTTTATCTTATAAAGCATTAGAAAATGAAGTATGTAACGGTTGCAATTTAAGTTTAGTTATACCTAAAAATACAAGAGGATGGTGTCATGATTGTTTGATTTATCCTGCAACAGTTAAAATAGCGCATTTACTAAAAGAATTGGAGGACGGAAAATGATCAATAATATAAAACTTAGTTGCCCTTTTTGTGGGGGTAAAAATATTGAATTTGATGATTGTAAAGGGACGGAAGCGTGTAATAACTTTGAGGAATGTAAATCAGCGTATTATACGGTAGTTTGCAACATTAATAAAGGAGGTTGCGGAGCGTCTAGTGGATATTATCAAACTAAAGAGCAGGCTATTAAAGCTTGGAATAGGCGCGTGGTATTGGAGGACAGCAAATGAATGAACAAGTTAAACAAATTTATAAATATGTTAAGACAATGGAAGATTTAAATTACTCTGATTTAAACGGGGATGATAGCAAACACGATATATTTTTAACAATACAAGCGGATTGTTATAAAAGAGTCAAATGTTTTATTGAAAATATTACGGAGGACAACAAATGAATATAACAATGGAGCCATGCTGGAAATACATAACTAATACATTGAAAGAGCAAATATTTCATGTTGCCGAAGAAGTTGCTGAAGTTGCTGAAGTTGTACATGCTGCCAGATCAGAGTCAAAGCATAAATTAATTCTTGAAATCTTGGACGTGATTCAATCGTGTTTTACGCTACTGGCCATATTGGGAGTTGAGCAAAAAGAATTAGATAAATATGTTGCTGAAATGAAGCTGAAGAACAGCACGAACGGGCGAAATTATTACGATAAGCCGCCCAACCATTATGTAGGCAAGGATTGTAAACTGTGTGCCCATCATAAGACAAAGTTTGAATGCTATAGACATTGTGGTCCGTGTGAGCCAGCTTTTATAGCAAAGTCATGCGATAATTGCGGATTTGGCAGGTGCTTGATTGGCAGAAAAGACCAAGTCTGCGACGATTGGAAAGAGGGGGAGGATTAACGTGAAAACTTATAATTGTGATGGAATTGTCACGTAACGACGATATAACAATATAACGCACAAAAGGGGAGATTAAAAATGAGATCATACAAAAATGGATTATTGCCTGTTAAAACGTGGGCTAACGAAATAGAAGAATCGGCATTTAAACAAGTCGAGAACTTATCAAACTTACCTTTTGCTTATCATCATATTGCATTGATGCCTGATTGCCATTGCGGTTATGGCATGCCTATAGGTGGAGTGTTGGCAACAAATGATGTGATAATTCCAAATGCCGTAGGTGTGGATATTGGTTGCGGGATGGTAGCCGTTAAGACTACTGCTACAAAAATTACAGAGGAACAAATTAAACAGATTATTGGTAAGGCAAGAGAAGTTATACCTGTCGGGTTTAAACATCATCAAAATCCACAAGAAAGCAGTGTATTTGATAATGCGCCGTTAAATATTCCTATCATCAAACAAGAGTTTGAAAATATGAAATATCAATTAGGAACATTAGGCGGGGGAAATCATTTTATTGAGATCCAAAAAGGCGACGATGATCATATTTGGCTCATGATTCATAGCGGTAGCAGAAATTTAGGGAAAAAGGTATGCGATTTATATAATAAAATAGCTCAAGATCATAATGCTGAATATTATTCTACGGTGCCAAAAGAATGGCAATTGGCTTTTTTACCTGCTTCATCAATGTCTGCTACAGAATATTTAACTGCTATGAATTTCTGCCTTGAATTTGCTTATGCCAATCGTGGACATATGATGAATAAGCTTGTTGAAATTTTTAATGATGTTACCGGACATGGTGAAGAAAGTCATATCAATATTCATCATAATTATGCCGCTCTTGAAAATCATTTTGGTAAAAATGTTTGGGTGCATCGTAAAGGTGCAATTCGGATGCGTGAAGGCGAAAAAGGAATTATTCCCGGCTCGATGGGAACGCCTTCGTATATTGTTGAAGGGCTAGGTAATAAAGAATCGTTTATGTCTGCTTCTCATGGCGCGGGGCGTAAAATGAGCAGGTCTGAAGCAGATAAAACATTTACAGAGGAAGAAGCTAATAAGTCGATTGATGGCGTTGTGTTTGGCAGATGGAACAAGAACAGAAAAGGCGGTTTAGATTTATCGGAATGTCCATTAGCTTATAAAAACATTGAAGAAGTAATTCGGAATGAATCCGATTTAGTTAAACCTTTGGTAAAATTACAGCCTTTGGGAGTAATGAAGGGATAACGATATAAAGGGGAGGGATGATTTACGACACCAGTCATTGATATAAAAAAGCAGAACCGAGAGGCATTAAAGTGGATCTTAAACTTTTATGATCTAAAACAGTCATATATTGAGCAATGTGCGGCGTTTAGCGAATTGGCGGCAGTAGTTAACGATGGTATGCCTCACGGGACAAGCACAGGCAATCCAGCGGCAAATAAGGCAAGTGGTTTAATAGATATTGAGTGGAGTAAAACTTGGATTATGGCAGTTGAGCTTATGGAACAAACTCTATCAGAGAAAAGCAGAAAGTATGTTGAGCTACGGCGTGATGCAGCACATCAATTGAAAAATAGAAATAAGCCGGGACCCATTGGCTGGGTTGACTATGTACAGCCGCGGTATGTTGAATGGTTCTGTTATCGCTATGGTAGAGAGATTAATCCGCCAACCAAGCAAGCTATGACAGCGTGGATGAACAAAATTGTTTATACTGCCAACATAGCAAGATATGAAATATTGCTAAGAGGAAACATTTTTAAATAGTCATTGACCAATTAGCAAGATTTCAGGATTATACTGATAATGTAAGAAATTGACCGAGAGGCAGTTACTTATGTAGGACGCGCTGTGTTGTGAGTAGCACCTCATTAAAAGCGGTTTGGGCGCGACTGTACTTTGCGGAGAACTATTCGGGGGCAAGTACATGGTTGTGGTGGCGGAATAGGTAGACGCTAAATTGCAGTTGAATGCAGTTGCAAATGTAGTCAACATAAGTCTAATCCAGAATGTAGCTCAGCCAGGTAGAGCAGGGCGCGAAACGCTCGTGTCGGTGGTTCGATTCCATCCATTTATGTTAGGTGAAAATCCTAACCCACAACCAAATTCAAACAGAATCCGTCAAGCCTCTCGACGATGCGGACCAGGGCGGGACAATCAAAGGTAAGCTGCTACAATGCTACGGCATGTACGGACAGGCAGGGAGCAGCAAGGTATATCGCGGGTGATTAAAACTATATCTGGTTTTTCTAGTGTTAGATAATGGGGCGATATGCAAAATGAATCCGTCAGATTGCGAGATTCCTAAAAACTAAAAACGGAAATTATCAGTAACGATGAATAATGATGTTTGAAAAATAAGGAATTGAGGCTAGACGGTGGCGGGGTCCGCGAGTGACTATAAACTACACAGCCGGAATGGTTTAAGCCGAAAGCGCAGATCGCTCTATATGAGCCAACAGGCGGCATTAGCGTGTTAGACTTTTACCCTGTGGTACTGATAATTGCCGCCGATAAAAATTTAGCCTTGCTGATAAAACAGCAGGGCTTTAATTTATTTGCAGGAAATTGTTCCCTTTTGCCGAAGTATGTTAGAAAATGGGAAAGGGAGATGCTTTACTTGAAAAAGATAAAATTTATGTTACGGTATGATCAAAAAGGACGAGGCTTTCACATTAATTCGATGGAACTTTATGGAGAGGTAAATAAAAGATTAATTAGTAAACAAATTGCAACTAGTGTTGAACAAGATAGTGATCCACGCGAACCTTTATCTGATGGTGATATTTTGCACATGGAAGTACCATACTTAATCAAAAATGATACTAATTCAAGTAATTTGACAATAGAAAATATCAAAACTGCATTAAAAGATATAGATTTATTTGATAATAAATCTTTATTTTCGAATGTAAAAATTACAGAAGAAAATTAAATCCAACGACCTTCTTGTTGAAGTGTTTTATAGAATGGTGGAGGGCGGTAGTTAGAATGAATAATAGTATTGATAATAATACGACTTACGAATTGTTTATACGCCAAGCATTTAGTGTCGGTAAGAATGAAATGGTTGGGAGATGGGGTGATCCGGCTCAACTTGCGAATACAGATGTATTTTCAGATGTTGGTATTGAAGAGGTAAAAACTGCTGTAGCATATTCTATAGCTATATATCGATCGTATTGTGAGAATGCCAACAGCAATGATAAGGAAACAATGTCAAATTGTTTAAAGAATGTAATTAATGCTCCTGATAAAAAGGCTATAATTAATATAATAAATAAATTTGAAGATATTAGAAAAAAGTATTATAAACACAATTGGATCAAATAAAAAAAATGATATCTAGCGTCCTGCGGGGCGCTTTTTCTATGCCATAAAACAAACGAGTTTGCTTATAACGAGTAGGCTTTTATTTTGCAGGAAATTGTTTCCTTTTAGCGAATTGTGTATAAAAATGGTAAAAGGGAGTGAATACTTGTGGAATTCGATACTAAGCAAAAGGTATTAATTGCAATGTATGTAGAGTATCAAAAAGACCTACCTAATATGGATGAAAATATAACCCCCGAGAACTTGGGGTTGCAAGAAGAAATTTTTGCTGTAGCAATAGAAAAATTGCTTAATGAAGAATTGATAAATGGTGCTGATGTAACAAGGTGCATAGGAACCTATGATCAACCTGAAGCGACACTTTTTGGTGCCATGTTAACTTCAAAAGGCATTTCATATGTTGAAGAAAAACTAGGTATTAACTCAAACCTATCAGGTAAAGAAAAAATTGAGGTTGTACGCAAATCATTTTTGGAACAAGGGTTGGATGTATTGACAGATTTTGCTGCTAAAGTAACTGCAGAACTAATAAAAGCGCAAACTTGACAAAGTTAATTGCGAAATCAAAGAGCCGAAAGGCTCTTTTTTAATCTCATAAAACAAATTAAGCCTCGCTTAAACGGCGGGGCTTTTACTATATACGAAAGGAGATGTTTAAAATGCCAGTAAAATGCAACAACCGAAAATGCAAGCACAACGATTGCCAAAAATGCGGTTTAGCTGAAACCTCAGTAAAAGTGGCTGATGCCTCACTAAATACCTCTACGGCCTCTGCTAATACCTCGCCTCAAGATTCAACAAATACCTCTATAAATTACCTCTATTGCAATAATGCAGAGCCGTGGCCTAACGAAGATATGAAAGAGATAATGAAGGATGGCGTTAATCCGCTATGCGACAGGGTTAGGCATAGATATAAGTCTAAGCGGCAGGATGGGATATTGATGAAATAAAAAAGGCCACCTTATTTGGCAGCCTTCGCTGTTCTGCATGATAGGTGAATTTCATAGTGAAAACCTCCTTGGTAGGGAAGAGCCAACCGCCGAAACGGTCAGCCAATACCTTTTAATTGTTCCATGACACGACGGGCGGCATATTTGCCGTTACCTGTTAGCTGGCGAACCCATGCGCTGCGGCTAGGGGACCATTTAAAAGAATTATGTTTCAAAACCTCCCTAATATTGTCGGCTGGTTTACCGTCAAAGATAAACTGGCAGCGGTTGTCGTCCTCTTTGTAGGTATACCTGTCATATTCAACCTCTACAGGCTGCTTGTTTGCATTACGTTCTAATACCTCTATACGCTGTTTAATCCTGTGAATATTGGCATTGTTATTGGTTAATGCGTAATTAGCGAATCCGACACGGCCTAAAGAATCAGGCATTTTTAGTTTTGCAATTTGCGAATCAGTATATCCGAGTTTATACAGTTCGTTATCATCATTTTTGCGAATGGCTTTATTAACGGCTTTCATAGTTTCTTGTGCTTTTTCTGCCTGTTCGAGTTGAGCCTTTAACTTTATGATTGCGTCTGGGTCATCAGAGGATATGCCGCCAGTACCAACAGAAGCGGCTTTTTGTTCGTAATAGTTTGCTGTGTCAGACAGTTTGAAAGACTTTTCGTATTTATTGCTGATTTTATTGCGGTAATTACGGTCAGACCGTTCAGAATGATGCCCGACTAAAATAGGTTGACCGAATGGAATGACCTCTGCCATTTTATGGGCTTGATTATATGCGGCCTTGCTTTCAGACCTCTTGTTTGCGGCAAATTCTAAATACCTTTGCCGCCTATTTTCAAGTTTTTGTTCGTAGGAGTTAAGTGGGCGTTTTTCTTCCTGCTGAACCTCTGTTATTTCTTTACTTGAAACCTCTGAAACCTCATTGACTTCTGGCAAAACCTCTGCAACAGTGGAAATCTCTTGCAATTCCTCTTGGTGTTCAGCTTCATATTTTGCGCGGCGTTCTTCCTCTTGCTTGGCATATGCTGCCCGATCTGCTTCATCATTAGCAGCTTTCATATCTTGGTATTTTTGTTCCCAACATTCCGGGAAACGATTTTCGTAATACCAAGTGTTTTCATAGTTTTGTTGAAACGCTTCTTCAATTGACTGATTGAATCTATTTCGACAATGAGCCTGCAATTCTGTTTTACGTTCTTCTGATTGTTCACGACTTGTCATTATATATTTAGCACCTGGACAGCCTAATTTTTCAGTGTCTAAATGGCGATATTCGTAAATATCCTCCATACCGTTAAAATGGCCTTGCTCATATTGTCCGACAATGCGGTCTACTAATTCGGTGACGGGGCCGTCAATCCATGAAATATGAACGCTGTCGCCGCCTGCAAAGTTTTCAGAAGTAACGAAGAATTTAACCTCTGGGAAAACCTCTTTAAGTTTAGTGCGAATAGCTTTAGCTGTTGCCGCTGCGCCTGTAAGCTGGCCTTTATTTTTGGCTTTTTGTTCAGCTTTATAGGCAAGTCTGGACCTCTGCGATTCAAGATGCTTTTCAATAGCAGCCTGCCGTGATTCAAAGCTACGATAGTAGTAATGACTGGACGGCTTGCCTGCTGTTCCGTCGAAAATCATAAGATACGGCTTATTGCTTACCTCATAAGTAACAATTACGCAGTTAGCGTCTTTGTGTTCGTTGACGGTTGCACCTTTACACATATCAATATACAATTTGCGCGCTGCTTGACGTTTTTCTTTTGTGTCTAACCTCATTATTAAAACCTCCCTGCTATCAGCTTTTATTCACGGGCTTTAGACCGTCGCTGGCAGCTTTACAGGGCAGGTGTTTAGCCTGCTTGAAATGCGGAATCTGGTAATCTGTTTGTATCTCTTGCAATTGCTAAAAGGTTGTTGAAAGCGTCCTGGTAATCAGTTGATTTTTTAACCTTTTCGACTGCACTTGTTGCCCATTTAGAACCATCAAATGAGCACTGTAAAACATCTCTAGTTTCTGTTAATGGCAATTGATAAAGATTTATGGTTTTATCGATTAATTCCAGTTTAAAGTTTTTCATTATTAAAAACCTCCTTATATTGTCGGTCTGGCTGTCGGTGGTTGTAACCGTCTGCCTGCCAGCATTACCGGGCTTGTCACCCGTCACTCTGCAAGAAGTTTAGCAGAATTTCTAATTGTGTTTTTATCTTCTTCTGATAAGCAAATGCATTTATCTTGTGCTATTTCAACTATCATTTCAATAAAACGTTTTAAGTCGTGAGTATTATTTTTCATCTTTACCGCCTCCGCTTGTTTATCTTCTATGATTCTATTTTATACTAAGATGTATTAATAGTCAAGCGGTTTTAATGCATTTTTGGATAAAATATTTACAAAGATGTATAAAACATTTATAATGTGGTTGAGGTGATGAGATGCCAAGAACAGAACCAATACCACAAAACGAAATTGAACAAGTAGAGAATAGCATTAAAAGAGAAATAGCCGGGGCAGGCTCAAATGCATCTGACACGGCTAAAAGATTGAAAGAGACATATGATTCTTCGGATACGCCTATCTCTCTATCTAGACAATTGAGACAGGGGACTATACCTTTTTGGAAAGTGCTGAGAATTGCAGACGTATTAGGCTATGAAATAGTTTGGAAGCGAAAAGGAGAATAAATGTATGATTGCATGGCTGATTAAATGGAAATGGATAGGGGATCATGCCAAAGTAGAAAATGATATTGCTGCTATAGTTAATTACAGAACTTCGCCTGATAATGTTAAAAGTTTGGTTGAGCAATTATATGTTAATTCACTTTGTTTGCGGGATCGTCTAAGGTACGTTAAGAGTAAATCAAGCCTAGTATACAAGGCAAATTCCGATATTAACGGCACAATAATTTGTGGAGATAATCCATTTTTGGAAGCAAGGAAAGTTGATATTCTGGAAGTTGTAGAGTGTGAGCAAGGTAAACAATCATTGGTATATAATAAGCATTACGCAAAAAAGAAAAAGCCCCAGCAGTAGGCCGGGGAATAAAAGGACCGTCCAATTAAGGGCAGTTTTTTTGTGCAGAAAAATAGAGCTACTTTGCTGTAGCCCTGAGCTGTTTAATGAGTTCTTTAACTTTTTCGTATTCTTCGTCGGTTAGCCGGAAGTTACGGGCCTTTTTCCCGGATGGGCGAAGAGTGCCGGACGGTCTGCCAGCACCTTCACGTTTACCGCCTTTTGGCATTGTATTGCCTCCAATATCTATAAAGAGTCAATAAAGCAGCTAAACTTAAAGCAATATCAGTAATTGATTGTAAGGTATCACCGGATAATGACTGTCTGTTAAATAGCCATACGATAGCAACAATCCAAAAACAAATTTCTGAAAAGTATTTCATAATTTTCGAATGATGCGGTATAATAATATTAGGGTTGGGGAGGTTTTCCTCCCCTGTGGCTCATCCTCTACGCTTATGCTTGACCGGCTGGCGTTTTGGGTGGGCTTTTAGTTTTTCTAGGATTTCTAGAACGTTCTTAAGTATTTCAAGAATCATCTTGATTATTCCTAAGATTGCCCCAACAATTCCTAGAATGATCAACCCTGTCTTATCATCCACTCATTCAATCACTCCTTTCCTTTGGATTAATTACATTATACCATATTATAGATTAAACGTAAAGTATTTATTCATAGATATATTGTTATTTTAGCGTCCTTTTGGGGCGCTTTTATTATTTTTGAAAGGTAGGCGAGAAGATGAGCAAAGGCATAGTGTTTTGCTTTAACCTTAGAAGTGTGTACATTATCAAACACGCATTGAGAGATAAAGAGCGCGATGAAGCAGAGGAGAGAGTCTTTCAATATGTTTGCCAGACGATAGATGAGTTTAAGGCGGATAAAAATATAAGGTAGTAGGTGAATATGTTATGACAGATAAGCCATTAAGTAACGATACTATTCATGTCTTTCATAAATTTGATCCTCGTACATTAACATGCAGATGCGGGATGACGTATGAACAATATTTAAACATGAATTTAGGGCGAACAGACAGATTGATTAAGTCTTTGCCGCAAAATGGTGAAAGCCCAATTAAGAAAGTGTTTTCTGTATTAAAACAAATGGTAAGCAGGTGATAATATGGCAGTAAAAAAAGATTGGGAAAAGGCATATGAAGATTATAAGACCGGACAATTTACATATGATGATATTGCTAAAAAGTATAAGGTAAGCAAAGCATGTGTAAATAGTTGGCGAACTAGGCACTGGACTAAATTAGATAATGCAGATGTAATGCAAAACGGCAATGATAATGCAGATACAATACAAGGTAGCGATATTGATATGCAAAGCGATATACAGCAAGAGCCTGTGAAGCTAGACGTGACAAGACCTACAGAGTTATTAGTACCAATCGTTACTAAGCAATTAGAGGACACTAACCCAGCATTGATATATCAAGAGTATAGTCGCGATAATCTACCACAGATAAGCGACCGAGAAGCACGGTTTGTTGAGGAATACATCATAGATCTAGACAAGAAGGATGCTGCCATCAGAGCAGGGTACAGTGTAGCCAATGCCGATAGCCTTGGATGCAGAGTATATGCGCGCCCAGACGTTAACGCTCACATTCAAGTTGCACTTGCTGAAAGGCGAAAGAGAAGCGGTATGAACGCAGATACAGCGATTAGAGAATTGGGCAGAATTGGAAGAGCAAACCCTGCAAGAGTACTAATGGCTGATGGAGGGATAAACCCGGATGCAAGTGAAGATGATCTAGCGGCAGTGCAATCGGTTAAAGTAAAAGTAACACCCACGAAGGATGGCGGTGAGATCGTCGAAAAAGAAACGCGCTTCCACGATAAGACACGCGCGTTAGAATTGTATATGAAAGCAGCGGGCATGCTCATTGACCGCAAACAAATAGATGTTACTGCCAAAGTTGAAGAAATGAGCGACGATGACAGGCTAAAACGTATCAAAGAACTACAGTCTCAATTGGCAATAGATGTAAGTGTAGAGCCTTAATTTGTGTGTGTGTGGCGGACTTTCAGATATAATTGATAATGATGTTTAACAAACGTTGATATTACTGCATTTATAATGTAATCTTTTACATATTAGATTACGTATGTGCAATGTAGAGCCTGATTTGGCGTGCAGATATAGCTATATTTATTGGCGGATGGTGCCGTTTAGCTATACCCCGCCCCGTCAAAAATTGTGGGGCAGTAGGAGTCCCTTTATCGCTGCTATCCCTCACTCACCTAGACTATAACAATATCTTACGTGCAACCCGCCCCACCGTTTTCCCAAAAATTACAATTTGGTCATAGGTTTGCTACTTCAAAAAAATTATAAATATTTCTCTATACGTGAAGCAAATTTACAGTACAAAGGAGCTCCATCATGAGTGAAAAAACACTTGAAGGCAGAGTAAGGACTACTGATGAAAGTTGCTTTATTTTAGGTAGCGATGGATATTTTGACAATTTGTTGTTCATCATGAAGCAAATTGATGGTAAAACAGTTCGTGTTTCAATAGAGGTAATTGAAGATAGCATAATTTAAACAAAAAAGAAACTGAACAAAAGATTAAGAAATAAATTTGCGACTAATTGCATTTGAATCCTTATGAAATATAGTCTGATTGCCATTTTAGACCTGGGGTCATATCCCCCCAGGTGTTGGGGTCATATCCCCCCAGGTTTTTATCAATTACATCGTATTATTATCAATTAGAAGGTGATAACACGCAAAACGTAAAGCAAACAAATGTATTTGTTAGCAGCGAAAGGTCCGGCAATAAAGAATTTGTAACTATTACAGATAGCGAAACAGGCGAGATAATAAATCAGCACTGGAAACAAACTAAAAATGGCGAATATGCAAGGCCACCGCAAGGCAAACAAGCACATTTTTACAAGGTGTATGCTACAAACTGGCAAGACATTATAAAAAAGAAAAAGTTGAATTTTACTGAAGTAGGCTTATTTATGAGCCTACTTTCTTTTTTGGATTGGCAAAGCCCTTACATTGTCCACCCTGAAACACGTCAGAACCTATCGTGCAGCGGAATAGCAAAACTGCTTGCTACTGACAGGAAACATATTGAATCTATCCTTGATCGGCTTTGTGAAAAGGGCATGATTGCTAAAGTTAACCGCGGAATAGGTTGTTCTTGCCATTTTATGCTTAATTCGAATGTTGTTCATTTCGGTAAAAATATGCGTGATATAAACGATGCCAAGGTATTTAATAATTGTGCCTATAAACCGCCTGTTAGTATCAAATACAGAGAGGAAAAAGGAAAATGAGATATCACTACACAGAAACCGAGCTTAAAAGCCTACTATCGTCCATAACAATCATCATAGACACTCGTGAAAATCAAAATCAGCATATTACTGACTACTTAGACAAACATAAAGTCCCGCATATTAGTCGCAAACTAGATTACGGTGATTACACGGCTATGCTTCCGGTTAATTCCGACTTAGGCATTATGCGTGACACATATTTTACTGACACGATAGCGATTGAGCGGAAAAATTCATTGGATGAACTGGCAAACAATCTTACCGCTGATCGTCTGCGTTTCGAATCTGAATTAATACGATCACACGGCTGCAGGATGTTGCTCATGATTGAATCTGGCGGATATGATGATATTATCAAACATAACTACAGGTCAAAGTACGAGCCTAAGAGCTACATAGCTACGCTTTCCACCTATACCGCAAGGTACGGATTGAATATTAACTTTATTCCGGCTGCGTACGCTGGAAATTTTATTTTGTTTAATTTGCTGTACCATTGTAGAGAATATTTAAAAAATAATTGTTAATAATTAATATATTTCCTTGCATTACTAATCTTTATATGTAATAATGAGTATAGAAAGATTACATATAAAAGAGGTTATGATAATGGGAGCAGCTAAAAATAGTTGTATTACAGTAGAACCGATTCGAGACTTGAAACAGCTCAATGATATGAAAGAATATCTTCTCGAACACAACGAGCGTGATTATCTTATGTTTGTACTTGGTATTAATTCGGGGCTTCGTATATCTGACCTATTAAAATTAACCGTTGAAGATGTTCAAGACGGCATAGTAACTATTCGAGAACAAAAAACGAGTAAAGTGAAACAGTTTGCTTTATCTGATACATGTAAAGAAGCTATCAATCATTACTTGACAGCCGCGGGGTTAACCACAGGGACGCTTTTCCCTAGTGCTAAAGGAAACAGCAAGCCAATATCAAAAGTTCAAGCATGGCGGATTCTTAATAAGGCGGCTGACTGGGTGGGAATTACTGAAAATATAGGTACTCACACTCTTAGAAAAAGTTTTGGCTATCATGCGTGGCGTAGAGGTGTAGACATAGGATATTTGCAAAGTTGCTTTAATCATTCGTCACAGGCTATTACAATGCGTTATATAGGCATTACACAAGATGAGCTTAACGAAAAGGTTTATTCTAAAATGAATCTATGAGGAGATGACTATTATGCTAGTATTAGTATTCTTCGCGGCAATATTTTGGTTGGTAATCTTCAATATGCTAGGCGTAAAGAATCCGCCGCATAGAGGTGCTAGAAGCGGTCAACTCCGCGCTAGGTATTCTTTGAATCGTATGAGAAGGGGGAAGTTTTTTTGAAAAAGTTACAGAATGAAATGTTTGTACACAGCGTTAAAATTAGGACTAATCGATTTTGTTCTACACTAAACGATATAGAGATTAATGGTGATTGCGGGTCCAATGTTACTTTAAAAATGGCAGATGGTGATTATAGCAGGTTTGCAGGAAAGCGTGTCTGCATAACGATTGAGGCAGTAGAAGGATGATAAAATTTATTTCTAACAATGATTATTTTGATGAAAATGGTCAATTACAATATACTGGATATGGATCATCACAAGAAAAGATTAATTCATATGGTAAAAGTCCGGTTGAAAAAATATTTCCGTTTTTGGTTAATTTGTTTAAACCAAACAAAGATTAATTCAAGTCAACATTCAATTTGAGTGTTGGCTATTTTTATGTCCAAAAATAATAGGAGCGTGATTCGATGACCTATACAAACGACGAAATTAATAATACTGTTGAGACAATCATCAAAAAGTATTATACATATAGAGCTATGGCCCAACTTGATAAAGAGGACTTGAAAGATTTATTCGCAAAAGGAACAGCCAGTTATGATGGTATGCCACACGGGACAGACGTAACGGACCAGACTCTTAACCTTGTAGAGCGTCGAAATGAGCCTACCCTCAACATGAAACGTGCAAGAGCTATCGAGATTATATACGACAGCTTAAAAGCTGATTTGAAAGAGTTTTGTAAGTTATATTTCTTTGAACAGAATACAATGACTGAAGTAAAAGTGTATATGCACATTGAAAAAGACAAATTTTATGGTTTGAAAAATGCAGTAGTGAAAAAATACCGTGATTTATTGCCATGGAGGAATTTTGGAGAGCAAAAAGAAGATATGCAGATAAATAACCGACAAAAAACAGAAGTTTTACCGAACAAAACGGCTTAAATGCCTGTTATAATTACATTATAGAAAGTCTGCGAAGCTGCCGATAAGGGCGGCTATTTTTTATGCCTTAATATGAATATTGGAGCGTGAACACGTATGTGCAAAACTATTATCCTCGAACTAAGCGAATGTGATGCCGCTACTCTGCATGAAATTATCACAAGAGCCGAATATCCAATTGGCTCAGACGAGGCTTTTGTCGGCCATGATGTACTGTGCGATATTGAAGAACAGTTGAGCGTAGGGGAAAAGGATGAAATTGACTCGCCTTCTGTTGAACTGAAATTTAATCCGTATCTCAGTAAAGAACAGATTGAGCAGATGGAGAAAGACATTATGAAAGATGCTATGAGTTTTCAATCGAATAGATTTAACTCCTGTAGATAATACCGTACTCCTAGCGAGTGTTTTTTTGTTGAAAAAAGTTGGTGATATTGTGCCTACACAATCAGAATTAATGGACGAATATATTGCCTTACTTGAAAAAGAAGTAAAGGTAAAAGAATCAAATAAAGCATTTCAACCGCAACCCGGGCCGCAAACCGATTTTTTAAATTCTACGGCTGATATTACTATATATGGCGGGGCGGCAGGCGGTGGCAAGTCGTATGCCTTACTATTATCTTGTTTAAAAGACATAGATAATCCCCGCTATGGTGCTGTTATCTTTCGTAGAACGTCAACTCAAATATTTGGTGAAGGCGGTCTTTGGGATGAAGCTACAAACCTTTACCGTCTTAAAGGTGGCATTGGTGTACAATCTCCAAGGGCAACAATTAAATTTCCCTCAAGGGCAAAAGTTACATTTGCCCATTTACAATATGAGGATAATGTTCATGATTGGGATGGTTCACAGATTGCAGTTATAGCGTTCGATGAATTATGCCACTTTGAACGTAGCCAGTTTATGTATATGATGAGTAGAAATAGAAGCAATAGCGGTGTAAAAAACCGAATTATTGCAACTTGTAACCCTGATGCCGATAGTTTCGTGGCAAGATTAATTGAATGGTATATTGATGAAAATGGTTTTCCAATTAAAGAACGGTCAAATAAAATACGATATTTTATTGTTTTAGATGATGATTTTAAATGGGCTAATTCAAAGCAGGAATTAGTTGAACAATATGGGGTTAAAAAAGAAATAATTAAATCATTTACGTTTATAGCATCAAGTGTATATGACAATAAAATTATGATGGAAAAAAATCCACAATATGAAGCTAATTTGAACGCTCAAAATACAGTGCAAAAAGGCCGTTTGTTATATGGTAACTGGAAGATAAAGCCGTCAAGCGGATTATATTTCAGAAAAGATCAAGTTCAGGTGGTGCCTAGTATTCCTTGTAATTTGGTAAAAGTAGTTAGGGCATGGGATTTGGCGGCAACTATACCAACTCCTAAGAACCCTTCTCCTGATGCCACAAGCGGAGTTTTAATGGGCTTGTTAGAAGACGGAAGATACATTGTACTTGATAACGTGTGGGGCCAATGGCAATCATCTGATGTTCGTACAAAAATACATGCAACAGCAATAAAAGATAATACCAAATATGGGAAAGTAAACATTCATTTGCCACAAGACCCGGCGCAAGCAGGAAAAGAGCAAGCACAGTCATATATTGCTCTTTTATCTGGATTTGTTGTTAAAGCCGAACGTATGACCGGAGATAAAATAACGCGAGCAGAACCATTTAGTTCGCAATGGCAGGCCGGGAACGTCCTTGTTCTGGCAGGACCGTGGAACGGGGCATATTTTACCGAAATGGAAGCTTTCCCAGAAGGTTCACATGATGATAGAGTAGATTCTAGCAGTGACTCATTTACTGAATTACAAACAGGGGCTAAAATTCACATCGTTTCTCCCTTGTCCATCGAAAAAGAATCCTACTGGACGGCGTAAGAAAGGAGGAAGAACATGGCAGAAACAGATACGGAAGTTAATAGACCCGTTACTCCAATGGCAGAAGTCGGTATTTCAGGCTTGCAGAGATTTTCTGGTTGGACTGATGAAGAATGGCTTAAGGATTTGCGTGGCTTAAATGGTGTAAAACGGTATAAAGAGATGCGCGACAATGATGCTATTGTTGGCGCATTTTTATTTGCTATTGAAATGCTCATTAGACAGGCTCCTTGGAATACAGAAGCAGCAAGCGACGAAGAAGCAGACACCCATGCGGCACAATTCTTAAAAGAATGCCTGTTTGAGGATATGGAAATGACATTTCACGAATTGATATGTGATGCGCTGTCTATGCTCCCATTTGGTTGGGCCTATCATGAAATAGTATTTAAAAAGCGCATGGGCGATACTGGCGATCCGACAACACAAAGTAAATTCAACGATGGGCGCATAGGATTTCGCAAAATAGCTCTTAGAGCGCAAGAAACTTTCTTAGAATGGGAATTTGCACCGAATAACGATCTGCTAGGCATGTGGCAGAACTCGCCGCCTGATTATAAAAGACGGTTTATTCCGTTTAGTAAGTCGGTGCTGTTTAGAACACGTTCGCCTAAGAATAACCCTGAAGGCCGTTCAATTCTTCGTAATGCGTGGCGTTCTTACTATTTCAAAAAGCGTATGGAAGAAATTGAAGCTATCGGCATTGAGCGTGACTTAGCAGGTTTGCCGGTCGTAAAAGTTCCGCCACAAATGCTTGATGCTAATGCTAGTGAAGACGAAAAGAAGGCATTGCAGTCTTATAAACAATTGGTAACAAGTATTCGACGTGATTCTAACGAGGGAGTTGTTTTTCCTGCTGAAGATACACCAGAAGGTAAAAAAACTGGCTATTCGTTTGAATTAGTATCATCTAGCAGCCGCCGCCAATTCGATACAAGCAAAATAATTGAACGTTATGATCGGCGCATTGCAATGACAGTGTTAGCCGATTTTATTTTTCTTGGGCAAACTGGTGACGGTTCTATGGCCTTGTCAGTTGATAAAACGAAGATGTTCTCAGCAGCAATCGGCTCTATTTTAGACACGATATGCGAAACGCTGAATAACAAGGCAGTTCCGATGTTGTTTAAGCTTAATTCATTTACTGGACTAACCGGATTGCCTAAATTAGTTCACGAAAATATTGATTCTATTGATGTTGGCGTATTAGGTCAGTTCTTAAATAACTTCTCTGCTGCCGGTGCTCCATTAATGGGTACTCCCGAAGACCCAAATGTGGCATTAGTTAATCATGTATTGACCAAAATACTTCATTTGCCCGGAATGACAGAAGAACAAATTAAGAATGGTTTGGCAGCGAGGAAAGCAAAACAGCAAGATTCATCAGATCCACAGTTACAATATGCGGATGATAATACCAAAACGAAAAACGATCCATGAAAGGAGAATGGTAATGCCTAAAGATACTAAGTTCTGGGAATTTAAAGCCAGTGCAAAAAGCAAAAGCGTTGGCGAATTATATTTATATGGAGAAATTGCAAGCGGATCTAGTTGGTGGAGTGATACAGTAACACCAAAAAGCTTCAAAGCCGATTTGGACGCTTTGGGAAACATTGAAACACTAAATATTTACGTCAATAGTCCCGGTGGTGATGTTTTCGCTGGTCATGCTATTGCATCAATGATTAAGCGTTGTAATGCCGAGACAGTTGCATATGTCGATGGTCTAGCGGCTAGTATGGCCTCTGTTGTCGTTTGTGCTTGCAATAAAATGGTAATGCCGAGTAATACAATGCTAATGATTCATAACCCGTGGAGTCGAATGGCTGGCAATGCAAATGATTTTAGAAAGATGGCGGGTGACTTAGATAAAATTGGCGAAAGTTCTATGGCTATTTACCGTGAAAAAACTGGGCTTTCGGATGAAAAGCTGAAAGAACTACTGGATGCTGAAACATGGCTGACAGCACAGGAAGCTAAAGATTTAGGGCTTTGTGATGAAATTGAAAAAGCCGTTAATATTTCAGCTTCAATCGCTGGTGATAATTTTATTTGTAATGGCGTGTCATTTGACGCAAAAGCGTTTAAAAACGTTCCTGTTGACAAAATCCAGTCTTTGTTTAGCAGCACAAATGATAAGCCTCTTGCTTTGAAGGGGGGTGAATTATTAAAGATGCTTGAAGAACCTACCTTTCAAGAAAAAGCTTTAGGATTTTTGAAAAGTTTGTTTAACCCCGACAACGAACCTAAAGACCTAAACACAAGCTCTACAACCAAAGGAGATGATGGCAAGATGCCACTAAAAGATGAAGGAACAGTCCAGGCTACAATGTCTGATGAATTTAAACAACGTTTTGAAGCACTGGAAAAAAGTAATATCGAGTTGAAACAGCAGAATGATAAACTGCAAGAACAGATAAAATCAGCTTCTGATGAAGCCAAAACAAAAGAGTTTATTCAAAAGGCCGCTAGCTTTGACAAAATTGGAATTAAAGCCGAGGAAATTGGCCCGGTACTTAAAAGCTTGTCGGAAACCGACCCAGAAGGTTATGCAAAAATTGAATCTGTTTTAGCCGCCGCTAATGAGCAGATTGCCGCAGGAAAATTATTTGCCGAATTAGGTGCTGACGGTGAAGGAGATAATGATATTACTAAACAAATTGAAGCCAAAGCGCAGGAGATTCAAGCAAGAGATAAATGCACGAAAGAACAGGCTTTTGCTAAAGCTTTGCGAGAAAATCCAAAATTGTATGCCGAATACGAAAAGGAAGGTGAGTAATTAGATGGCTACTGAAATTGAAGGCATTTCTATAAGTTTAAACGCTGGTGCAGATTTATCGTCCAGCGATTTTTTAGTCGGTGCTATTAATTCTTCTGGATTAGTTGTTACGCAAACAACTGCCGCGGCTGGTGGCGTTGGTATTATCCAGTATGGTGATTTAGCAAGCAGACCAATTAAAGTAATGACCGACGGCATTAGTCGTGCGGTGTACGGTGCGACGGTAACGTTGCCTGCCAACTTGACCAATGACGCAACCGGAAAATTAGTTCCTATTGCCGCCGCTACTGATGTTATAGTTGCTACTGCGTTGGAACCTGGTGCAGCCGGAGAACAACATTCGGTATTGTTAAAGTAAAAATAAAAGTAAATAGCGATAGTTAACGTTCACTCTTTAGTGGGCGTTTTTTTATTGCCTAAAAACAAGGAGTGATATATAAATGCCTAAGAGTTCTCAAACTCATGTAGATTCTATGCTAACTAATTTAAGCGTGGCTTATATTCAAAGCAGTGATGCTTTTGTTGCCGATAAGGTTTTTCCTAATGTAGATGTACAGAAAAAATCTGATCGCTATTTTGTTTATGATAAAGACGATTTTATGAGGGATGAAGCAAAAGAACGGGCCGCTGGTACTGAATCGGCTACTGGTGATTACGATATTGACAATACGCCGTCTTACTTCTGCCGCCGTTATGCGTTCAATAAGAAAGTAACTGATGAAGATTTAGCAAATTCTGATTCGCCGTTAAAGCCTTTTGAGGACGCAACGAACTTTGTAACTCATAAAATGTTGCTTGCAAGAGAGCGGATATTTGCTACAAAATATTTCGGCGCTAATTTGTGGGGTACTAATGTCGGTGGCGTTGCTAGCTCTCCATCTGCTGGAACCAGTTTTATCAAATGGAGTGATTATTCCAGTTCTACTCCTGGTAAGGATATTCGTTATTTGAAAAAGTTAATTTTATCAACTACCGGATTTAAGCCTAACACTCTCACTATTTCTTATGATGTTTATAGCACGTTGCTTGACCACCCGGCGATTAAGGATAATATTAAGTACGTAATGGTTGCTAATCCTGGTCAGGTTACTTCTGTTTTAGCTCAATATTTTGATATTAAGAAACTTGTTATTGCTGAATCTGTCGTAAATACGGCTGCCAAAGGGGCTACTGCCAATACTGGATTTCAGCTATCTAATCGTGCATTATTAACGTATGCGCCTGATTCTCCTGGACTTCAAACTCCATCTGCTGGTTATATTTTCCCGTGGACTGGATTAATGGGTTCCGGCGCTTACGGTACTGCAATCAGCAAATGGTGGAATCAAGACCTTAAAGCATACAAGGTTGAAGGAGAAATGTACTTTGATTGTAAGGTAGTATGCAAAGACTTGGGGGCGTACATGAGCGATGTTATTTAAAGCATTGAAACATATTACCTGTCAAGGTAAAGATTATGCGCCGGGCGATATTGTACCCGGTGCTGCTTCTTTTATAAATTTGCATGAAATGATTGAATACCGTTTTTTGACTTATGCCACAGAAGAAGAAATCAAAGTTTATGAGCAGAAGGAAGCAGAGGAAGCCGCTAAAAAGGCGGCAGAAGAAAAGGCTAAGGCTGATGCAGAGGCCAAAAAAGCAGAAGAAGCGGCAAAGAAGGAAGCAGAGGAAGCCGCTAAAAATAAAAAATAACTCCTCTGATTAGGAGGATTAAGAATGCCATGGACATATAGCGGCGATCCAAGTACAAGTTTAAAAGATGCTGTCAGATTTTCAATTGGGGATACCGATAGTAGCGACCCATTACTGCAAGACGAAGAAATAAATTATCTACTGACTAAAAAATCAAGCGTTAACGGGGCAGCATATGCTGCGTGTCAAAACATTATAGCTAAATATGCGCGGCTGGTTGACCAAACAGTAGGTGATGTACAGACAAAATACGGTCAATTAATAGATCATTACAATGCTTTATCTGATTCGCTTTATTTTGATGCTGGTATTGCTGCAATTCCGTATGCTGGCGGAACTACTGTGTCTGATAGGCGGTCTTTACAATCGGATACAAGCCTTGTCCAACCTGCGTTTAGAAAAGGGATTATGGACAACGAAGGTGGCTGGTAATTATGCGGTTTACTGTTAAAATTCCCATTACCAAAACCTTAACGGTTCAAAAAGTAGTAAATAAGGTATGGGTGGATAGCGGTACTATTTCCGGTGACTTACAACCTTTAAAAACTCGCACAACCAATGCTAATAGTATCGGGTTACCGTATAAAAACTCACATCAATTTTTTACTAATGATGTTGCTAATTACAACACACGGTATATTGATGGCAACGATATTTATTTAGTTATTGAGCCTAAAGATTGGTTTAATCACAGACAAGTATTACTTGCCAGAGTTATTATGGACGATTCAGTTAGCATAACAGGTACAAGAGTAACCGGAGTTAAGCCAGATGGTAGCCCAGTAACACAAACAGGGATTACAATAGCTTCTATGCCTTGTACGCTAGTCCCTGACAAGGGCGACGTAACAGTTACCACCTCTGGTTCCACTGTACTTACTACGCTTGAAATGTACTGCAACCTGTCAGATATAAAGGAAAAGGACATTATTACTGATTTGTCGACGAGCAGTAAATATAAGGTGCTGAATGTGAAGAACTACAATCAGATAGCGTATCAAAAAATAAAACTCCAAGGTGGGGTGCTGTAGATGCCTGCCAAACTTGAAGGATTACAAAGCGTCCTAGCCAATATTCGCGCAATCATCCCCGTTGAAACAGGTAAGATGAATGCTAGGCTTGCCATTTCTGGAACTATTGTAGAGGATTCGGTCAAGAATCACGCTGCTATGACTGACCACACGTTGAAACAATTAGCAGACATGGGGCACCCATATAGCAAACGCTATTCGGTTGACTCAGGTCCACACCCTGACAATGCTGTACATTCACAAAGTGGCACATTGCTTGCCAATATTGAGAAGTCAGAAAATCTCAACATGGTGCAATCAACTGTTGAGGTTGGAGTGCAAGAGGATAAAGTTCCTTACATTGGCGACTTAATAACTGGTACATCAAAGCAGCGGCCTCGTAATTTTATCGGAGAAGGGTTCAATCAATCGCTTGATGGAATTATTGCCACTACGCAAGGAAGGTAACGCCTATGCAAGTTAAAGACTATGATCCCATTATAGCCATACTTCGAAGTCAACTCCTAACAAATACGGAGCTGGCTTCTTTTATTGGCACATGGACTGACGCAGATACAGGAATCAGCAGTAAGGCCATTTATCCGTCATATCTTAATTCGGTTGCTAATCCTGTGTATCCGGCAATTACGATTTGTTCCAATAGTTCTGGTGCATTGAAAGGCGGTATTCCTTTTGATAAAGACCGCTATTATATTCATGGTTGGTCAAAAAACAGCGATGTGGCGTATTTGCTAAATATGATTGTTGATACACTCAGAACGGCCCCAAAAGGGTTAGTAACCTGCCGCAAACTTCCAGGAACAAAATGTCCGTTATATGACAGTGATACTCAGACTCATTATTTTATGTCTGAATGGTTGATATATGCGAATCAAAATTTAATTTATGCCTAATATGGTCGAATTCGACAAGTTTAAAAAGCACCTAATATGGTGCTTTTTTTATTGTAAAAAACGAGGAGGAATGTCCTAAATGTTTCAATTTGATAAAGGAAGATCCGTGGCAACTACGCAAGATGGTAATTCTATTGAATATCGCCAATTGCAGAGTTTTTCAATGGATTTTAAGGTAAATCTTAAAGACTTATATGGCCGTGGACAAGATGCTATTTACATTGCTTCTGGTAAACGTTCCGTTGATATTAAAGGAGAATTTGCAGAGATTACGTCTGATTCTATTAATTTGCTCTTAAATGGTACAAAATCGGCAGGCGTTGTTAAGATGATAGACCCTGCACCTGTTTTAGCGGTCCCTTCGTCTAGTCCTTACACGGCTTCACTTGGTACTATTCCTGACAGCGGTACGTTTAATAAACTTTTGGTTGTTTACGATGTAACAAATCCATCACTTGCAATTCCAATGACAAAAATTACTTCCGGCACTCCGACCACTGGACAATTTTTGTTTGCTCAGTCTACTGTCGCCGGTGCAATGACTTATACAGTAACAACAAATTTTGCGGCTGACGATACCATTACTGTTGGCGGTGTAACGCTTACAGCAAAAACAAGCGGAGCAACAGGGCTTCAATTTAATGTAGGAACTACGATTGCGGACACCGTAACAAACATTCAGACAGTTCTTGCTGCTAACGCTACCGTAAATGCAATTTATACGGTAGCGAAACTCAATGCAACATTTACATTAACCGAAACTACGGCTGGTGATGGTCATACTCCTATTGCCGCTACTTATACCGGAACTGGCGTAGTATCTAGCGGAACGGTTACAGCTTCACAGGCGATTAATACGTTCACGTTTGCCGCTGCTGATGCCGGACACAACGTCCAAGTAATTTACAACTACAATATGGATACCGGCTCAACTATTACTATTAAAAACAACTTAATGGGAAGTCAAAAACCTTACCAACTTGAATTTTTCTCACAACTTGCAGGAGTGCAATTACATGTTGTATTTCCTCGCGTGATGGCGGCAGGAACTAGCTTAAATGCTAAAATGGAAGATTTCATGTTACCTTCGCTCGAAGCAAAGGCCATGTCTACATCTGCTGATATTTTAGGATATCTCTATTTAGACGATGCTACAGCACAATAAATAAAACTAGCCCATCCTTTGCGGTGGGCTTTAATTTTGCAAATAAGAAGGTTGATTATAAATGGCAACAGTAAAATTTGAAGGGACGGAAGTTTCTTTTCGTGATAAAACCTATATCATGCCAGATTTACCTTATATTGCATACGAAGATTATGAGGCAATGATTAAAATTGTTGACATTGCTCGCTCTTTAGATGCTATGCATGGTAATCCTTTATTGAATCCTTTTACTGGAAAAACGTTAAAAGATGCTAGAAAACTTATTATGTTAGCTATTAAACGTAATTATCCAGATATTGATGAAGAAGAGTTTATTCAAAATTTAAGACTTGTAGATGTCATTTTAGCGGCAGGCGTTCTTATTGACCGTGAAGTTCGTGTGCAAGAAATGGTATCAATTGATAAAGAAAAAAACGTAGAACCGCAGGCAAAAGGAGAAGCAAAAAGTTAAAAGATAGTTATGAAGAGCCTAAAGAGTTAAAGGCTCTTAAGCTTTATACTTCATTGTCTGCGGCTTTTGGATATACAAAGCAATATATAAAATGGGAAATGTCTTTTATTGATGTGTACTGTGCTACAGAATATATGATTGATAATCCGCCTGCTGGAACTGTTATACAGATGGCACTTGATGCTTACTGCAAAGGAGCGGCAAAAGTTAAAGGCGGAACAAAAAATAATGTTGGTAACGATTCATACGAATCAAGTAATGATGGTGGACAACCTCACCCTTCTAATTGGGATAGTTTAACAAAAGAGCAAAGATTTGCTTTTGAATCGCAACAATTGGAAGCATTTAAAGCAATGTTTGGTATGTCCGGTGGTGTAGTAAGAAAAGGTAAAGGAGGTGCATAAATGGCTGATACAAATAATCTTGGTGAATACAAAGTAGTAGTTTCGGCAGATTATGGTAACCTTACAAAAGGTATAAGTGATCTGCTTAAAAATATTCAGAGTTCAGCTGATGGTGTTTCTTCTATCTTTTCTAAAATGACAGATGATATTGAAAAAGCTGGTATAAGTTCTAAATCATTCGATTCTATTAAGCAAGCAACTGAAAGTGCAAAAGAATCTGCGTCATCTCTTGCCAAACAAACTAGCGAGGCTGGATCAGCCGCCGAAAGTGCTACTCAAAAATATAAAACTCTTCAATCTCAACTTCATGAAGCACGTATAGAAACCGAAAAAACCTTTGGTACAAAATCATTTGATGAAGCTAAAGGAAAGTATGATTCAATCTTAGCTCGGTTGGGGTCATTCAAGACTGCTATTGGGGATAATAGAGAAGCAGCCTTACAAGCAGAACAGAAAATTCAAAAAGCAATTGAAAGCACTAATGCCAAGCAAAGTGAATATATATCAAACTTAAAAGCTCAACAAAGCAGGCAATCAGATGTACAGTATTACAAAGATATTGAATCTCAGCAAAAAAAGAATAGTGAACTTATTCAGTCACAAATGCAAAGCAGGGTAAATGCTGAGAATGAGCAAAAAAAAGCTGCCGAAGAAGCTGGAAAGGCTAATCAAAAAGCTCTATTGGATGCCTCTAAATCAGCGACGGTTTATGAATCTATTCTTTCAAAAGTTCGTGGACATCTTCAATGGATGGCTGCTGCCAGCATCACAGGTGCGGTAATAGCAGCTCCATTTGAAGCTATTCATACGATTGCCGATGTTGAAAAGCAAATGGCTGGTATGGTTCAGGTATTGCCACAACTTCATAATAATCAGCAAGCATTGAACGGTGTGTCTGAACAGTTTATAACGATTGCTGAACAATACGGCATGAGTGTTGATAAAATTATCGAAGCTGGTAAATTGTGGGGACGCGGTTATAAAGATGTTGGCGAAATCATGCAACTTACTGGATTATCTGCTAAATTAGCGACTGCTGATATGATGGACGTTACGCTTGCTAATAGAGCGGTTGAATCAACTATCAATTCATTCGGCAGACAAGCTGATGCAGTAAGCTACGCAAGCCATATTGTTGACTCTTGGACTAATATTGCACATAATGCTCAATCGAGTGCTACGGACTTAGCAGAAGCGTTAATGCGAAGCGGCGCGGCTGCGCATGCTGTCGGTGTATCGCTTGACACGACAAACGCATTAGCTTCTACGATGATTAAAACTACTGGACTTGAAGGTGCCAATATTGGTAATGCCTTAAAATCTATTTTTTCTAGTATCCGTTCTGATAAGGCAATTGCTGATTTAAAAGCACTTGGAATTGAAGTAACTACATTTGATCAAAACGGTACACAGCATTTTCGTGATGTTAGTAGCGTAATTACAGATTTAATGCTCAAGACACACGAAACAAGCAAAAATATGGCAAAAGATTTACAGGATATATCTGGCGGCAAGTTCCAATGGTCCAAAGCAGCGGCCTTATTCGGCGATTATGCCGATTTTATAAAAGCATATAACCTATCTATTCAGTCCACGGGATTTTCAGAAGGGCAAATAGCTGCACAAATGGATACTATATCCCGCAAAGCTGAACAGGTCAAGGCATCTCTTACGGGGGTTCTTACAGGCGTTGGAAGTTCTGGATTGTCAACTGCCATAAAAGAAATGTTGGACTCAGTAAATGATTTCCTCAAGGGGTTACAACAAATTCCAGCAAGTACATATCAGACAATTGGTTCAATAGCAAAATTAGGTGCAGAGGCATATATAGGGTATAAAGCCCTTACCTTTTTAGGAACAGGTATTACCGGTATGCGTAATGCCTTGATAACCGTACAAGCCGCCAAAACAGCAGATACGATTTCAACAGTAGCTAATACAGCAGCAACAAACATAAACTCAGTCTCAAAAGACGCAAACGCAACAACTTCGCGATCTACTGCGGTAGCCATAGGTGTTGAAACGGTAGCAAAAGAAGCTGACACAGTGGCAACTGTTGAAGCAACGGCGGCTACTGGAACATGGGCAACTGTAACAACGGTAGCAAGTGGCGGTTTAAATTTGCTTACTGGTGCTTTGATAGCTGCGGCTATTGGCGGTGCTAATTATGCGTCAATGCTTGGCCAACAAGCAACTGAACAAGATAAGTTGCAACAAAAAAATCAAGATGCGGTTGCAATAAAAGAACAAGAAGTTGAAATGTCGCAAAAGCAGACTGAATTTATTGGCACTCTCGGCGATGCTTATATTCAGTTAACTAAACAATTACAAGACGTGCAGGGCAACGAGGAAAAAGTAAATAAGACTAAAAAAGACCTTGAAGTTACTGAAAATGAACTTGCTAAAATTGTTGGCGAAGATGGATTAGAACGAATCAAATCATCAAGTGATGTAAAACAAGCAATTAAAGATGAACAATCTGCTCATACGGATAAAACTAATTCTATTAAAGACGAACTTGCTACTTTAAAACAGCAGCAGATAGATTATACAAAAGATGCAATTCAAGCAGCCGTTGACAGAATAGATACTATACGTTCTGAAACTTCTGCGTGGGGATATTTAGCGCAAGCTCAAAAAAAAGCTATGGATATGTACGCTGGATATTTAAGCGCTCAAGTGTCTTTTAATAAATTCGGTGAAAATTTAGTTGGTAAAGATAATTTTAAAAAAATAGTTGGAGTCGGTGACGATAACGATAAATTGCAGGCTGAACTAGAGAGACTAAAAAACTGGAAACCTGCTGATGTAACCGACGAAGAAAATGCTCTTACACAAAAAATTACCGATTTAAAATTAAAGCTTGGTAAACAAGAATTAGCAGCAACACAAGGATATGTTACACCGCAAACTATGTCTACAGGCGGAGATGAAGTACCGCCTGCAACATCAAAGAAAAAAAACAAGAAGCAAGTTGATAATTCACCTGAAAGAATAGCTTATGACTATTTTGTAAGTCAAGGATATTCAAAGGAAATATCTGCTGGTATAGTCGGTAATCTTATGACTGAATCAGGTATGGATCCTAATGTTACCGCACAAGATGGTTCAGGTTCTTATGGGCTAGGACAATGGACAGGCGCAAGGCTTGAAGGATTGCAAAATTTTGCATCATCAAATTATTCTAATGCTTCGTCAATGGATACACAGCTTGCTTATGTAAATTATGAATTAAAACATAATGAATCTGGTGCTTTGGGCAGTATTCTTTCATCTAATCCAACGACTCCTGAAGAGGCCGCTTATGCTGTTTCTAAGAACTATGAGCGACCAGAGTGGGCAGAAAACCCGGAACGGCAAGAAAACGCTCGCAACATTTATGATAAGTATGCAATGGGTGAAGGCGGAAAGTATGAAGCATTAGATCCTGCAAAACAGCGTAAAAAATTCTATGAAGATATGAAAAAATCATATGAAGAAGAATTGCAGGCTGAAAAAACTGCCGCTTTAGAGCAAGGCCGTTTTTGGAAATCAAATGATACGCTTTACCTATTTCAAACAATGCTTGGACAAGTTGGCAAAGATATTCCTGCATATGAAACTGAACGCCTTAAATTACAGCAGGATAAGCAAAAAGAAGATCAAGAAATGCAAGCCGCTTCATATGCTAGAACAGAAGCATTAACCGAAGCAGGTATAGACAATGTTCATAAAATAGAGGCAAGTATTAAAGATGCAGTATCAAAAGGTCAACCTCTAGGAAATTATCAAGAAAAGATATATGAGAATATGCTTAAATCTTCTATATCTCCTGCTGGTTCGCTTGATAAAACCAAAGCAGACACAGAAGAGTATAAAGAAATAGCTAACCGGATAAAAGTTCTTCAAAAAGATGAATTAGAAGTTATTAAAAAACACATTAATGCTTTGCAAGTAATGGCTGATAAAGAAATTGAATATCAAGAAAAACTTCATTTAATCACTCCGCAGCAAGCTCTTAACGCAAAAAACGCGGTTAATGAATCCAAGTATCAGCAACAACTTCCAGTTTTACAAGAAGGATTAACTAAAACCGCAAAGTCCGGTTCTGAATCTGCTATGCTAGATGCCTACAAATCATTTCAGAATGCAAAAACGGCAGAAGAAGCAAAAACTTCTGTTCAAACTATGCTTTCGTTATCAAAAGATCAAGATGCGACACTAAAAGCCGTATCTAAGTTGGAAGATATTTGGAATAGTTATGAAGAAAAAAAGCGCGAGTCTGAAGAACAAACGTATGAATATTTGAACCGATACCAAATAGCCTATATAAATGCTTACCAAAACGCATGGTCAGAAGCTTTGGACGCTACATTGACAAAAACTAAGTCGTTTTCCGAAAACGCTAGAAGCATATTTAAAAGCCTTTATAGTGCGCTTGCAAAACAGATTTCTACTGACTTTTCACAAAAATGGACAACCAGCTTATCTCAGATATTACTTAAAAGTAAAGCTACTACTCAAGACGCTAAATCTGACAATCAAAATTTAACAAATCAATTAAAACAAAATTCCACACAAGTATTAACAACCACACTACAAAATGATGCTCAAAAAGAAACTTCGAATCAAAAGGTTAATACAGCCGAACAGAACGCTTCGACTAAAACAAAAACATCTGTGCTTGCTGATTTAGGAACTATGCTTACACAGATGCTTGAAGAAATGGCTATTATGTATGCCTTGAGTGCATTATTTGGCGGTGGCGGTTCTTCCACATCAACTAGTACAAGCACTGTGAGCCTTGGCAGAAGCCCGTCAAGCTATTACACGACTCCTACAGCCGTATCACAAATTACAGTTCCCAGCTTCGATATTGGGGCCACTCAGTTACCTTCTGATATGCTGGCTATGGTTCACAAGAACGAAATGATATTGCCTCCTGATTTGGCTGATAATATTAGAAGCCTTGGTAGCAACGGAAGCTCTAGCAGTAACAATTCTAACAGCAATAAGGTTACGATAAAAAGTAATTTTTCACCTAATTTGATTGATAGTCGAGGAATAAACGATATATATAAGCAAACTACTAGAGAATTATCAAAAGGTGTTACAAAAGCTGTTCGCTATGGTTCTCTTAGCAAAAAGTCATTAACATAAAAAAACCGTCCCTAATTGGGCGGTTTTCCCTTTTGAAAGGGGTGATAACATGAGCGATTTAATTTTTCCCACTCTGCGCGGATTAACTTATCCGATAACCAAAACGCCAAACCATAGTACAATTACGCAACGAGGGCTAGGTTCTGGAATACCAAAGTTTCTTCAATTATATTCATACCCATATTACACGCTGAAAATGGTATTTGAGTATCTATCTGATAATAATGATCAGCGGGATGATATTCATACATTGATGGGGTTTTATAATCGTATGGGCGGTGCTGGTCAAGATTTTCTTTTCGCTGACCCTAAATTTGAAAGTAACGAGGTAAACAATCAATTATTTGGTGTAGGAGATGGAACGTCAACTAGTTTTAGATTAGCTAGAAACTATGGTGGACTTGTTGAACCTGTGTTTGGCCTTGTTATGACACCGATTATTCTTATTAACGGGATACCAACTACGGCCTTTACATGGAATACAGCAGCAATGATTACTTTTGCTACGGCCCCCACGCTTGGAGCAAGATTAACTTGGTGTGGAGATTGGTATTATAGATGCCATTTCAAAGAAGATACAAACGATTTCGAACAAATTTTCTGTGATGCTTGGGAGCTGCAAGAACTTGAATTGGAGACGATAAAATTATGAAAGTTGTCTCCAATGCGTTACAAAACCTAATTATGCAACATATGAACGGGTCGCTTACTACGTGGTATATTGCTGAGTTATACGTCTTTTGGCTCAATTCAGGCCGCACATTACTTTATACCGGGCATGATACAACTTTAAACGTAGGTGGGAATGTATATCAACACTGGCCTATTGACCACGGCGATATTACAGAGGTCAGAGGAACAGAGGTAAGCACGACTGATTTATCAATTTATTATAATCCGTTTGATAAGATCGATGCGCTTGGAGTAACTTGGTATACAGCCTTGAAGTCTGGTGCATTTGATAACTGTTACTTGTCTATTGACCGCTTATTTTCGCCTATACCGTGGCAATATATCATGCCTAATATATCTAGTGATTATGTGCTTAAAGGTCGTTTCTTAGGCCGTATAGATGTTGATGAAAGCCGTTTAACATCATGCAAATTAACTGTTAAGTCGCCGATGGAACTATTAAATGTTAATATACCGCGAAACCTAATCATTACAAACTGTATTAACACGTTCGGCGATTCCATGTGCACGATTGATATAGAAGCACTCGCCGTTACTTGTGCAGCACAGTCAGGAAGCTCACAGAGTTCGATTATAAGCGGACTATCGCAGGCAGACGGGTATTTTACTCAGGGTAAAGTTATTGGCCTTACAGGCAAAAATTCAGGCGTTACACGGACAATCAAAACGTATTCAGGAGGAACTATAAATCTTAGTTCACCTTTCTTATTTACCGTAAGCGCAGGCGATACATTTAAAGTTTATCCTGGCTGTGCAAAAACGATTGCGGCTTGTGCGGCCTACAATAATTTAACACATATTCGCGATTTTCCTTTTCTTCCCGTTCCTGATACCCTCCTCTGATGAAAGGAGTAATAATATGACTGATAAAGAAAAATTAGAACGTGAAGCGATAATTAAAGAAGCCCTTACATGGCAGAAAACTCCTTACCACTGCGGGGGCCGAATAAAGGGCGCAGGAACTGATTGCGGCCTATTTATTTTGCAAGTTTTTGAAAATGTTGGCTTATTACCACATATTGAAATTCCTACATATCCAATAGACATAGCGGCAAATTGTGCCACTCCTATGTATTTGAACAAGATTAAAGAATATTGCCATGAAGTTAATAGAGAGCCCTTGGTCGGAGATATCATCGTTTATAAGATGAAGGGTTCTCTTGTTCCACACCATGCCGCGTTATGTTGTGATAAAGAATTTATAATTCATAGCCATGTTAAAACTGGAGTTACTTTGTCAAATAGAAAAGGGTTTAAACCATTCGAAGTAGGAATTTATAGTTTCGATGGTTGGAATGATTAGGGACTCAATTGAGTCCCTTTTTTATTGCCCAAAAGGCGGTGATTATTAAATGGGTGGCCTTTTTAAAAGTAGCTCTGTTTCATCAACCGAAAGCCGCATAAGTTCATTTAATGTGACTCAATCCAGTTATGGCGCGGTTATCAATTTAGTTTTTGGCACAACAAGAGTATCAGGAACACTGATAGACTATGATGATTACACAGCTATCGCGCATACCACGACTACCACTTCAGGTGGAAAGGGCGGTAGTGTCAAGTCCTCTAATACAACCTATACATATACGGTAGCAGCAGCAATCGCATTAGGCGAAGGTAAATGTACTAACATAGGAAAGATATGGAAGGGTAGTAGTATAACTGACCTTGGCGGCGAAGGAATGACATTATTTAATGGCTCTGTTGGTCAGTCTGCTTGGGGCTATATGTTAACCAACCACCCTGAAAGAGCTTTAGGATATTCAGGGACTGCCTATGTTGCTGGTGTCCTTGATTTAGGTGATAGCGCAAGCCTACAAAATTATAATTTTGAATATTACGGACTATGCCAGAATCAGCAAGCGACTCCAACAACAAACTTATATCAACAATATGCATTCCAGAAGACTATTACTATTTCAAACTGGTCTTCAAATAGCGGTGTATATGAATACGTATTTGGTTCTGGATGGGTATTGCTTGATACAAGATTTTATACGATTACGCAGGATACCGACACATATGGTAATAAGCGAACCGGTGTTTATACTTATACGTTTAACTTTGATGACCGTACAGATGGGTATGATCGCGTTGATCCATTGAATATACGGATTTATTACGTTGCTCTTTCGGCTAGTGTCCAGTATACAGCTAAAGACGCAAATCCACGTGATATCATTTATGAAATCATGACTAATCAAACGTATGCTTGCAAATTCCCTGTCCCTTATATTTATGATTGGTCAGATTATTCTACTTACTGTAAGACAAATTCATTATTACTATCGCTCGCGCTTACTTCACAGTCGCAAGCTAAAGACACTATAGATAACTTGCTTGAAGCAACAAATTCAGAAATAATCTGGTCACAAGGTAAAGCAAAAATAATTCCTTATTATGATAATTTAACACCGATTTATAACATTGTTGACGATAAGCTTATTAATCAAGAAGATGATTCAATTGTTACAACTAGAACTTCGCAAGCTGATGTTTATAACTGCGTTCCGCTTGAATATTTAGATCGAGATAACGATTATAATACGGACGTTGTATACGCTACAGATTTAGGCGACGCTGATTTAAACGGAGTTTTGCAAATGTCAACTAAAACTCATCACGAAATTACAAGTAAGGCGGTGGCGCAAGCTGTAGCAGAAGTAATTAAACAAAAACAGCTTTATATTCGCAATCAACATGTTATAAAGTTAGGGCAAGAATTTATTTTGCTTGAACCAATGGACCCGGTTACTTTGACGCTCGAATTAGCAGGCCTTGGAATTACGGCACTACGAGTAGTTTCAATTAAAGAAAGTGGAACAGATTACACACTCGAAGTTACTTTAGAAGATAATCTAAGCGGCGTATGCTCTGCGCCGGAATATGAAACACAATCAGCAACTAGAACGACTGTAGATTATAATGCTGATCCTGGCAGTGTTAACGCACCAATTATATTTGATCCGCCTCCACAGTTAACAGGTGGGAATTTAGTTGCTTGGGTGGCGGCTAGTAGCAATAATAAATATTGGGGCGGCTGTAATGTTTGGGTTAGCGCAGACGGTAACACATATAAGCGTGTCGGACAAATAACGGCTCCTGCGCCAACTGGAATACTATCTACTGCATTACCAACTGGTACAAGTCCTGACACTACGAACACGCTTGCCGTAGATTTAACTGAATCTAACGGTCAGTTATCTAGCGGTACTCAGGATGATGCAACAAATTACAATACAATTTGTTACGTTGATGGTGAATTAGTCGCTTATGAAACGGCTAATTTGACAGCTGCTAGCAAATATAATTTGACTTACCTTGTCCGCGGTATTTACGGTACTTCGATTGCTTCACATGCCATAAATTCAAAATTTGCGAGGTTAAACGATGCAGTATTTAAATATCAATTTGTTGATGTAAATATAGGTCAAACAATATATGTAAAATTGACTTCATTTAATGTGTTTGGTCAAAAAGAGCAAACGTTGGATGAAGTTACGCCCTATACTCATACGCTGACTAACAACGGCAAAGGTAGCACAAACAGTTATACATTTACTCAATCTACTGCAAGCACCGTATGGACGATTACTCACAATTTGAATAAGCGTCCTTATGTTTCATGCATTGATACGAGTGGCAATTCTATTGAAGGGACTATAAGCTACACTTCACTAAATGCTTTGACTATTACTTTTTCAACTGCATTGGCTGGTTCAGCATATTTAACATAAGAAGGTGATTATTTGGCTGGGAAAAATTATTATACTGATATTGATATGCATAATAATAAAATTGATAATTTGCCTGACGCTACAGAAAACAAGCAACCGACAACATTACAGCAATTAAATGATAAAATTGCTGCCTTGGTCAACTCTGCCCCCGCTACACTGGATACTTTAAACGAGTTAGCTACAGCTTTAGGGGATGACCCAAATTTTGCAACTACCATAACAAACTTAATCGCTGCTAAAGCTCCTTTGGTTAGTCCTACAATAACAGGAAACCCGACAATTAACGGGGCTGAACCTGTTGTTACCACAGACCCTAGACTGACCGATTCTAGACCCCCTTTAGCGCATAAATCAACTCATGGTATCGGAGGAAATGATACACTGTTACCTAGCGATATTGGAGCAGCACCAACAGAAAATCCATCATTTACAGGAACAACAAAACTTGGTTGTACTCCGGGAACCGTTAATCTCAATAATTATCAACTTACATTGTATGGGAACAGCGACTATTTATCATTTTCATGGAATGATGGTGATGGAAATCGTAGAGAAATTGCATTTACTGCCCCAGCTGCAGGCGGTCAAAGAATATTTTAAAATAGATAATTATTATATGGGAGGAGGCAGTATATGGCAGATGCAACATTAACAATCAAGCAAGGTGAAGATTGGGATAAGTTGTTGACTATCCAATATTCAAATGGCTCATTATATGATTTATCAATTTACAGTGCTGCTTATATGCAAATAAAAGCTACTCCACAAGATACCAATCCCGTGGTAACTGTAACAACAGCATTATTACCATCTACTTCTCAAATTAAAATAAATTTAACCCACGAACAAACTTCTGCTATCCCTGCATGGGGAAAAACGAGCGACGATGTTACAAATTATGTTTCTGATATTTTTTTAGCAACTACGACAAATACAATAAAAAAACTATGTAGTTTAAATATTGAAGTTGAACCGGAGGTAACAAAAATATGAGCGACACCGTAGTAATTACAGTTACTGGCGAAGATGTAACGGCTGCTGCATTGGCTTCACAACAAGCAGCGGCAGCATCAGCAACAGCAGCAAAAACATCTGAGACTAACTCTAAAATTAGCGAGACTAATTCTAAAACTTCTGAAAGTAACGCTCTAATTTATGCCAATCAAGCAGCGGAAAGCCAAGTAACAGCCGCTTCGTCTGCAAATGCCGCTAATCTTGCAGCACAAGCACAATCCGACTTAAATTTTGCAACTTGTGCATTGATGAATGCTGATTTAGCACATGCCGCAGGAATTAAAGCACTAATTTATGCAGACAAGTATGTAGCAGGAAAAAACTCTTATACTATCTCATCTAATTTTGTAGCTGGCGACACAGTAGCATTTGATGGAATTACTTTTACGGCTGTAGCTTCTAGTGCCGTAGGAAATCAATTTGTTGTAGGTTCTGATACAACTACATCAGCGACAAACTTAACGGCTGTGATGAATGCTAACACTACGATTAATACCCTATTTACTGCCACATCAAGTACAAACATAATTACTATTACTGATACTGCATTAGGTGGAGGAAATACCCCGGGAACCATGTTAGTTACTGGAACGGGCGTAATTTCTGCTGGAACTGCCATTATCAGTACTTCAAATGGAATTTGGATTAAGCAGGGTGCGCCTGGTGCAGGTAGTTGGCAAAAATCATTATGGATACCACCTGTTGCTGATAAATCAATTAAAACAGTTAGTATATTCCCGGGAGCAATAAATGATGATGTGATGGCTATTGGCGATATAATTATTAATAAAGGAAATATAAAGTTTGACAGTAACACTAGCATATTAACTATTGCTGGAATGCGCTATAAAAAGCGTGATGGTTCATTTATCGAAATGCCATTAGTAAATGGTGTTGCTAGCACAGCATCAATTGCATTAACTGGTGAATATGATTATATTATGGCAGACTGTTCAGGAAGCTCTATTAATTTATATAAAGGAACGAAAACATATTTTTGGCAAGAAATAAACTTGCTTCCAGATGTATTTGTTTTATTATATAGCAACGCTGGTTTCTTACAATCGAGATACGCCAACGTAAACGAGCAAATTACTCCTAAAAGCGTACAAGTAGTTGAGAATGGAATTGAAATACAAGGTCAGAATGTAACTGTGAAGTATCTTCGCGCTGCTTTTCCAGGAACAAGTTGGGGGTTTCATGATTTAGCTGCACCTGTATCATTTACTTTATCTAATTATGAGTATCTTATTATGGAGATACCCATTGATAAAGTTAGTATTGGTGAGGCTGATATACAAGTTTATAAAGGAACCAAGGCTTATCCTTGGAACGAATCATTGTCATTTAATAAATCAACGTTACTAGGTAGAAATGGAACTGATTTGTATAGTCCACACCATCAAGTACAAAATGCAATTGATAAGCTTCAATCTTTTACAATAACGCGGACTGAAAAGGTTGTAAAGGTTGGCGGTACTATTGGAACAGATTGCGATTTCACAGATATAAATACAGCTTTAGACACAGTAAGTGGTACTTCGCTTTCAAAGGTTGTATTACGAGTTTTAAATGGTACTTATGATGTGTCAAGCGATGGACGTAATTATACTGGTATGAAAAACTATGTAGATATAATTGGTCAATCGCGTTCGGGCGTACAAATAGTGCGTAGAATGTCGAACTATAATGCAGTATATGCTACTTTTGACCCTGTGTATTATGGATCTGAAATTAATCGTGCTTCGCTTAGAAATATGACAATTATTTCTAATAATTGTAAATGCCCTGTACATATTGATGGTGATCAATTAAACGGAACAATTGAAGTTATTGATTGTGATCTAATCAATGAAAACCCCGCATCAAACGAGAATTATCAAAATGCTCTTGCATGCGGGTTAAGACAAAATCAGCACGTCATTGCAAGGGGTGTTCGCACAAACGGAACTTTATGGGCGCATAATTCAAATACACATTATTTAGGCGATGGCTGTAGTTTTGAATTGTATAACTGCATATCAAGATATATCCAAGTAGGCGATTTATTAAGTTATGGTAAAGATAAATTTATTGCAGAAGGTTGCCGAGCTGAATATCTAAAACTTAGATACTACAAGGATTATGGTGGACAATTGTCATATGTGGAACCTAGTTGGGAATTTCAGCTTCGTGGTAATAAAATAGAGCGAATACTCGCCACATATACTGACAACATCGAAGTCCCATTTTCTACAGGGGTATTTGGAGATTTATACGGTGGTAAATGGGGCATAGCTGACCCGTCAATTCATGCCTATTGTAAAAATACAAGCATGTCGGCTATCACACGGGGAACATTATTGACACTTGATTCGGCATCTGACATGGCGGGTGTAAAAGCCTGGTCATTTGGCAATAATCTGTATGGCGTAGCGTTAGATAATATGGCAATCGGTGATTTCGGAATTGTTCAGGATGGCGGCTTTGTTCCTATTAGTGCTGATGGTTCTACGTCGAACATTGCTTTTAATGATCCGTTGGAACTCAATAGTTCAGGTATCGCTGTAAAAAGAGTTTCTGGTGATATTGTTGGATATGCAAGAGCAGCAACGACAACCACAGGAACATTACAAGTTAAATTAGTTTAATTAGGCGCGTAAGCGTCTATTTTTTATGTCTAGGGGAGGGCGAGGCGTGAGTGAAATATTAACTAATATTGTAGCCACTATTGCGATTATTACCTTTGTTGCTGGTGTTGTCGCAGGAATTACAAAATACATAGTTGTTAATCCATTGCAAACAGCAATTAACGCACTAAATGATTCGGTTAAAGAGTTTAAAAAAATGCTTGATAGTATGAAACTTGATCAACAAGGAATTGACAAACGCCTGATAGTTGTTGAGCAAAGTTCAAAGTCTGCTCATCATAGGCTGGATAAATTGGAGGGATAGAAAATGGCGAAAATTTTCATAAATCAAGGACATGCACCAAATGGAGAACCGGATCCGGGGGCGGTTAATTCCGTTACAGGGCTACGTGAAAGTGACGTAGCCTTTTCTATTGGTAATCTAGTATCAAAGTACCTAAAGCGAATTGGATACGAAACGCAGGTAATGCAAAGTGATTCGTTAGAAGAAATATGTTCAGCAGCAAATAATTGGTCTGCGGATTTATTCATATCAATTCACTGTAATAGTGCAGCTGACGATTCAGCAAAAGGAACTGAATGCTGGGCATGTGCTGGTTCTGATGAAGGCGATAAGCTTGCAAACTGCATTGATGCTCAGATAGTCAATTCGATTAAGACTATTGACCGTGGCTTAAAAATCGCTACACCACACGTTAACGGGCTGTATGTGCTGACTAACACGAATATGGTTGCCTGCCTAGTTGAAACGGCTTTCATTAGCAATGCAGATGATGAGAAATTGTTAAGCGATTCTACAATGCAAGATCAGTTTGCTAGGGCAATCGCTAGAGGTGTAACTGATTATCTATCGAAAGGAGCCTGAATATGAGTACAGGAACAATTAAGATTGTCTTCGTCCACGGTAGCGGATTTGTAAGCGAAACAATAGAACGAGTTGAAGAATTTAAAGCCACGGTGAAAGAAGGATTTGTTCCTTCGCACTGTGGCATTATTGTTGATGACCATTTTCGTGAAGCTATAGCCAACGGGTTTGTTGAATCTGATGTAAATAAATATCCTGCTGAAATTGTTCGAGTGTATGAGCTTGATGTTTCGAGCATGGAGGCTGTCAGAGCTAAGTTTCAAGAACTGTCAGGCCGCGAATATGGCTATCGGGCATTATTTAACGGATTCCTATATACAATTGCAGGCATAGAGACAAATGGTGATGGTGAGGCTACTGGAGATTGTTCGGAAGATGATACTCGTATTATTCGTGCCGATAGGCCAGACTTTATTTCTGGTATTCCTGCTGATGATGTTACGCCTCTTATATTGATGGATAATATTATTCCGATTGCTAGATTGGTGCATCTTAATGCCTAA